GTTCGGGGAACCGTAGGTTCCCTGAGTTTATTGCATATAATAATAATAATTTTGTTATTATATGTCTGAATCCACGACACGCATTTCGGAACTTCCCGAAAATATAACCTACCAAGTAGGAAACGCCCCCCAAATTATGGGTAATATAGCGCAATTGCCAAATCCTCAATCGAATTCGGGACATGACGATATTGGACAAAACACATATGTGCCTTTGAATATACACCCGAATCCTTATGGTGGATCTCAGCAACCCAGTTTACCTCCGCCTCCGCAAAATATTAAGCAACGATATAACGAGGATGAACAATACGACCTTCCACAACAACGACTCCCGTCGCGTGACATTCCTATAAATACTTTAGATTATCAACATGATGAGGAAATACACGCAAATTATGTTCCCAAAGCAAAACTGACTTCTGATTATATCCGTCAATACGAAGAAGCCAGTGAAGATACTATGCGAAAGCACGAAAAAGAACGGCATCGAGAGCGTTTGGCCAAGAGCATTTGGGAGGATTTACAAGTCCCTTTTTTGATTGCCATTTTGTATTTCATTTTCCAAATGCCTGTTATTACGAGACTGTTATATAAATATTTCTCCTTTTTAGCAATTTATAGCGCGGACGGAAATATGAATTTTTCGGGTCTTTTGTTGAAGAGCGCGCTATTCGGGTCCTTGTTTTTCGGAATACAAAAAATAACTGATGTTGTTACTTCTTTATAATATATATGAATAATGTATATGCGCGTCAAATCTCAACGGGTAGTCAAATACGTTATAATTGCTCTTGTTGTACTACTTTTAGCCTTCTTTTTATACAAGGCATCCAAGAGAGAAGCGTTTGATTCGAAGTCGTCGCTCGATATTTCAGGTGCGGCCGATTTCCAAAGTACGCTCGGGTCTTCTCCTAAGACTGTTGCTTATTTTTATATGCCTGGTTGCGGACATTGCAAGAACATGTCTCCCATTTTTGACGAGGTTTCGTCGGATCCTAAAAATTCCAAAATAAAATTCATTAAAGTGGATTCCACCAAATATCCTGACATAGCCGATAAATATGGCTTATCTGGATTCCCTACAGTAGTACGATTCAACGGTACAAATACATCGGACAAAGATAAGAAGGTTGGCGCTTCCGATAAATCCTCGTTGCAATCATTCTGTAAATTTTAGCCTCGATTATTTATAATAATTATTATAAACAATCAATAATTTCCCGAAAATATTATATAACTCAAAAATACACCAAAAAAATTCTTCGAGAACAAATCCAATATATTGTAAGATGCATTTTTGATATAATAAGGCAATCCCGCTACTAAACCATACATCGACCAAAAAAATAGAAAATACCAAAATAGTAAATATCCGCTCGTGTTTTCAGTCACATAGTTTACATAAATCATATAATAATAAATCGCAAATGGTATGAAACCCAGAAATACTCCAAGCAAAACGGGTATAATTTTCATTTCGCCCAAATAACCAAAAAGTAACATTGCCCAATTCAAGATTATTACAGGTACAAAAATCTCCGAATTCTCTTTAAAAATCGTAAAAAAATCCAAATCGTTTGTCTTATTTTCAGCCGCGTTATTCACATAAATCAAATATATCATCAACGTTACTAGCATTGTCGGCGTTGTAATCGCCCAATCTAAATATCTTTTTGGCGTAACGTTTATAACCTTGGTAAAATTGTAGGCTAACCAAAAATAAAACGATCCTTCGAAAAACTGAACCACTAATTCTAATATTAACAATTGCCGTATTATCGAAAAAATAGCAGGAACTTTTACAAAAAAGGCTCCAATCTCTATTATTCCCGTTACTATTTGAACGACAATTGAGATTACCAATGTAACATAAAATAAATATTTCGCATCCATATATTAGTTAAATATTTTAGTTTTCCGCCTTTTCTCTTTTGTGCAGATGGAAATTTTAAAAAATGGACGGAAATTTGAACCCTTTCTTGGTTTTACGTCGACGTTTTTCCTTAGGTTTCGCTACAGATTTCTGGGGACTTGGCTCTTTTTTATCTATAACAATACTTTTCATCGCCGTCGGAGTTTTTGTTTTTCCGTTTGATGGAGTATACTTGAAAAACCACTCCTTGTATTCTTTCTCGTTATAACTCTTTTTTAGTTCTTTGAATTTCTCCGATTTTTTAGCGCGCACACTCTCCAGCGTTTCTTGGGTTCCGTAACAATCATAATTGAATCTACGTAAAATCCCAGATTGATTCAATCGCGACTTGCGCTGAATTTCAAAAAGAAATTTCGCCATGCACAAAATCCGATCTTTATGATAATACGGCATCCCCGCGTACATAAACGCCAAATAAAAACTCAGAATCGTATCGATTGTCGCTATATTTACCTCATTATTGCCGATATTTAACTTATTGTAATTGTGGCAGGCTATCGGTTTATAAATAAACGCCAAACATTCCTTGTCAAAACGGATTTCAATGTGTTCCGGGATTAATTCTCCCACGGCTTGGTGTTGGATCAAATTAATCTTCTTGAATCCCGACTCGTGAAGCCGCTCTTTCACGATATTCGCACACTTCTCCGGGTCTTCGTACAAAACGTCGAAATCGGGGATAGCCTTGACCAACTTTTGCTGTTTTTCGGGCATATATCGGGAATATAAACTATTCGCATATCCGCCGAAAAATACTACACCCAATTCGACAAAAACGTCGCGAATGGTATAATAAATCTTCTCCGAATCGTTCGTATGTTTCTCCATTTTCCGCTGAAAATCGACGGCTTCGCAATTGAATCCCACCTTTAAAGGGTAGTATTTATTGAGCAGAGTTAGACGTTTGAGCACTTTTTCCCAGCGCGTCGTGTCGCCCGCCGGTCTCGATAATTCTAAATACATTGCCATGCGTAAAAAATTGGGCGGTGCGTATTTTATACCGCCGATCGAAACTGCTTCCTTATAAATATTATCGTATATTTCTGCGTCCAATTGTGTAATATCCGCAATCGGAATATAGTTCACATACACTTTATAGGTTCCGTGATGTACACCTGATTTCGCCTCTACTTCGGCATATCCCTCTGCAAAATAGATGTCCGCCAAATCTTTCGCGTCTTCCATTGCGTTAGGCGAATAAAAATCATAATCTGGCACTTCAATGTCGCGATTATAGAATTGCGCGTGTCTTGGTAAAATATTATTTATGGCCGTTCCACCATAGCAAACGCGGCGCCTTTTCAGTAAAAAGTCTTCTAAAATATTGATAATTTTTATGATTTCGTCGCTTTTTGCCAGTTTTTCGCCCTTAATTTCTTCACTCTCGTCTACTGCGTGACGTAAAATGGCCAATTCACATTCATCAAAGGTCATACTTGGATCACAAACCGTCGGATATTTTTTATGGTTTTTATAGGTTTTGTTGGATTTCATTCTATTATAATATAGAAAGAAATTCTACAACGTTTTAATATATTTTACGGCCGCGTCCATAGGAACAAACGCCGATTTATATTTGCTAAACATGGCCTCATATGACTTCAATTTCGCATCCGGTTTATAAAACGCCTGTGCCGTAAATTGAGCGCCGTATTTTTTAATCAAATTCAATGCGTCGCAGTTCGTCGTGATTCCAACCATATTGGAACTTGGATATACGATTCGCATGAGATATACACTTGGATCTGGAGGGTTTATCGTTTGCTGTAAGATCTCACTCTCTGAATAAAGTCGTAAAACGTCCGATCCACTCTCCATATTCACGTAATTTTTCAAATTGAAACAACTCGTTTTATCACTTCCACAAACGGGATAATTTCCATACGTCGGAGACGTCGATATGTCCACAATCAAAACTATTTTTTCCATCAAATCTGTTACATAAGTTGTCGGGGTGACCGGTCCTTTGAATAATACACTCTTTAAATCATCATCCACCAATTTGGCAATATTCTTAAAAGCATCGTTGAGATTCGTTTTAATCTTTAGGTGCACGAATAACGGGTCTTTTGGATTCGGTGCCGTATCCGAAAACGCGTTCGATTTTATAGTTTTGAAAACGCCTTCTAAAGATACGGGTAAATCAATTGATGTAAAACTATTGAATGATGGGTCATATAGAATCTGATTTGAATAAGCCACGATCGGAATATCGTCCTTGATGAATACATCGAAATCCAAGAACCGGCATCCTCTACGTAATACATATTTTATCATTTCCAAATTCATATATCCTCCCGAAAATGCACTATTTGACGACGATTTAATGCAATAATCCCTTAAATAGGGAGATGAAGATCCCTGTGAAAAATTCGTTATACCCGAACCCGGGTTCGTTATTGTAATCTTATTTAATTCGGCGGTTTTTTGTGGAGTAGAATCATCATTGTACGTATATTTCGGACCCGTTCTTGCAACATTTTGATTTTGTTTCTGAATTAAGCGATATAATAGATATATAACCAAACCGGCAATCAAAATAACAAAAATGATATTCAAATTTAAATATTTCATGCCACTGATATATTAAATATATAAAGTAAATTTTCGAAAAAATATATATAAATTATTATATATCATTATCCAATGCCTGGAGGATTACTAAATATTGCGTCTGAAGGGAATGCTAATGTAATTCTTACTGGAAATCCTACAAAAACGTTTTTCAAAGTAACCTATTCTAAATATACTAATTTTGGATTGCAAAAATTTCGATTGGATTTCGACGGTCTCCGCGATTTACGTCTCACCGAAGAATCAAAATACACCTTTAAAGTAAAACGATATGCCGATTTATTAATGGATACGTATTTGGTTATTAATTTACCCGATATATGGAGCCCAATATATCCACCAACGCCCGAAACGGATAATCAATGGGCGCCTTATGAATTCCGATGGATCAAAAATATTGGCGCGCAAATTATTGATGAAATCGAGATCACATGTGGATCGGCAATGCTACAAAAATATTCGGGGGAGTATATTTTATCCATGGTCGATCGCGATTTCTCCGCAGAGAAAAAAGATTTATTCGATAGAATGACTGGTAATACGGCAGAGCTGAATGATCCTGCAAATTGGGAATGTAGAACAGGAACCGATCCATATAAAGCGCATACCTACCCGTCTGCTTATTATACGACGAATACTGCCGGCGCGGAACCATCCATTCGCGGTCGAGCTTTATACATTCCCATTAATGCCTGGTTCACATTGGATTGTAGGTGCGCCTTCCCGTTAGCGTCCCTTCAATATAACGAATTAATAATAAACATTACACTGAGACCTATCCAAGAAATGTTTCAGATAAGGAACATATTCGATCCTGATAATAAATTTCCTTACATTCAACCCGATTTTAATGTTGAACAATTTAACCCCTATCATTTTTTACAAACGCCTCCTGGAACAAACATAGACGATTCTTCCGTGTATGAGAATAAAATTAATACATGGAAAGCCGACGTACATTTATTGTCCACCTACTGTTTTTTGACCAAAGAAGAACAAAAATTATTCGCGGCCCAAGATCAAATATATTTAGTGAAAGACATATTTGAATATTCGTTTTTGAATATTACCTCATCGAATCGCGTGAAACTTACTTCATCTAGCGGACTTGTTTCGAATTGGATGTTCTTTCTGCAAAGAAACGATGTAAATCAGCGAAATGAATGGAGTAATTATACCAATTGGCCGTATGAAGATCGCATACCATCGAATATTGAAATTGGTCCTTATGCAACCATTGTAAATAACCAGGTTATAAATGGTCCTGGTTTGTCGAATTTATACATAACTGGGAATTACGCTTCTATCAATCAACGTGACATTTTAGAAACCTTTGGTATTGTCATCGATGGAGATTATCGTGAATATACATTTCCAAAAGGTCTCTATGATTTCGTCGAAAAATATACCCGAACACAAGGATCCGCAAAAGACGGATTATATTGTTATAATTTTTGCTTGAATACGAGCCCTTTTGAATATCAGCCTTCTGGTGCATTGAATATGGGTCGTTTCAAGAATGTGGAATTCGAATTTACTACGTATTTACCTCCTATTAGTCCTACTGGCGCGGATGTACAGGTGGTTTGCGACGATTCGGGTAATCCGATTTCAATTTCGAATCAGCCGTCATGGGCATTATATCAATATAACTATAACATTACTATCTTCGAGGAACGACATAACCTTCTGTCTTTTATTGGAGGAAACTGTGGTATGATGTACGCGCGCTAATCAGGGAACTCAGGGAACTCAGGGAACCTACGGTTCCCCGAACCCCTCCCTTTCAGGAAACCTTTTGCTTCGCTAAGGTTTCCCGAACCCTTCCCTTCTAATAAATAAATACCCGGTTTATCACTTCCACGAAGGGAGGGGTTCGGGGAACCGTAGGTTCCCTGAGTAGGTTCCCTGACCATGATTTTAATCACCCCTTATAATATATTATAATGGGTGATACAAAATGGAAAAATATGGGAGAAAAAATAAAAGAAAATATAGGAGAAAAAGAAGGATTTACGGATAAGCCTAATATAAATCCATCGTACCCCCTCGAATTTCCATCCAAATATCCTATATCCGAATCGTCTACCAATAATGATACTATACAACGTATAAAAAAAATAAAAAAAAAGCGATCTGAAAATCCAAAAAAAATACCTGTTTTAGAAAACATATATGAAAGCGAAGAGAAGGAATCCGTATTGGGATCTGTATTTAGTTCGCCCGAAAATATTTTTACTAGTTTCTTTGAATCACCGCAATCTGTGAAAGAAGGTCTCACTTTACCAGGCAATCTAAAAATAAAATCACCAGGAGGTAATCAAAGCGCATCAGACAAACTTAATGAATATTTGGATAAAAATAAAAAAAACCTCAATAGCAATTTAACCGATTCTCAAATAGCTTACGCAAATAAAATGACCGAAACGCGAGCGCAAATTGATAAACTCAAGCATAACGTCATGAATATAGATAAAATGTCTACCGATTTTTCAGAAGATATAAATGCAAAAGCACCTGCTGCTTCGCCGTCTGAACAAAATCTTATGAAACAACAAGGCAAAGATGCAACAAAAGAAGCAAGTGAAGCTCTCACGCGAATCGGATATGTCATCAAACTCATGATTCAAAAACTCGTAAAATGGACGAATCTTAGAATAGCAAAATTCAAGCTTCAAATGTATAAATTTGTATTGAAATATAAAGAAATAGTTACATCCATAGCTCGAGGATTAACTGGATATTCTCTTCTGCCAGATGGTTCGAAAAAATATTATGTAACCGAAACCGAAATAAAAACATTTTCAAAAGAAATTGTGCGCTTTCTTACCATTTTAATGAGTTGGGTTTTTTTATATAATTGGTACTATTTGATGTTTTTCTTAAAACCTGAACAACAGTTCAAACTGAAGTTGAATAATTTGTATGAAAAACATTCTATGGTATACGCTGCGTTTGGACCATCGCTGCGTGCAGTAGAAAATATAGATTGGTTCATTCTCGAATTTTTGCCTCGTATTCGATATGTAATTCCATCCAATGGGATTTTATTTTTTATCATGGCAATCATTTTCATTTCGTTGGTACAAAAAGGAAAACAATGGACCATAATGAACGATTTTTTCAACGCAATTAATAAAAGTTACACGACTTCTGGATTGAGCGCCCTTGTGATTAGTTGTATTGTTATTTATGGTTTGGGGTTTGCTGGGTATTTTGCATCTCTTTTTAATTTCGCATTACTTAAGACGTGGTATACTGCCCTTTTATGGATGATAATAACGGTTATTTATTTACTGTGTATCATTACTTTGGGTGTTCCCATTGGAATGCTTGCAGTGTGTGGATTCTTCTTTTTCTATTCCTTCTTTGCAATTATAATGTATAACGGATTTTCCATTGGTCCAGTGTTAAGTGCAATTTCAGAACAAATCACCAATATATCTTCCGTCAATTTTGACACGTCGAATATGTCTTGGACGCAATGGGCGTACACCACTTTACAAAAATTCGTGAAATACTTCTTCCATTTTATGTTTGAAATATTCATTTTATACGCATTGGTCAATGGTCTTATAAATTATATTAAGGGATATAGCGTGCCATTGGAGGAAAAAGCCACTTTACAAAATGCGTTTTCATCCGCGGGAGCTTTCAAGGAAACGTTCCGCAATTTATATACTTGGCTAATCATTATCAATGTTTTACTAATCGTTTTGATCGGTTTTATTATAAAAGTTAAATACGACGCAATTAAACATTTGGCTCCGAACCAGCCGTTCAATACAGATACGGGGGAGACTATGTTTCAGAAATTAATGAACGTAGGATCAATGACTAAAAACGCGGTTCTTGATAAATATAATCAAGCCAAGGGATTAAAGAACGCATTATCGCAAAATACGCCGCTTGGAAAAATGCGATCACCATTTTCTGGAAAAGCTGGTGCAAGTGGAGCAGGCCTAGGAGCGGCGGCTGGATTGATGGGATCTGGGGGAGTTCCTGGGATAGGTTCGATGATAAATGCCGCTGGAAGTTTGGATTCAAAAACTCTTGGCACTATTACATCGTCAGCAATGAGCGCTGCCAGTGTTGCGGCAAAAGATCCGCATTTGAGAAAAGCCGGAATATCCGTACTTTCAGGAAAAGGCTTGGACATAGACTCCCTTGCAAAAGCGGACGCTAAAAATTTACAAAGCGTGCTCGATAGTGGTTTAAAAGCGGTTGATGCTGTCGCCGATGATCCTAATGCAAGCAAAGCCGCCGGTAAATTATTAGGAGCAAACACAGTTGCTCTTACAAATATTGTGTCAGCTGTCGCACCCAGATTAGAGAATGTTGATAAAGATGAATTAGTTGCTCAGGCGTATTTGGCTAGTAAGAAAAATTAATGACTATGTTTTACTAAAATCTATATAGACGTATATTTTTTTATCAAAAATATACGTATTAACGTCTCCTTTTCGTCTTGTTATTTTTGCGCAATCTACGGGAAGTTTTCCTTCTTTTACCTGTGGTTTTTTTCTCAACGCTCGCGGAGTTGTCCAAATATTTTTTTACAATCAGAGCGCTGATATAGGCATTTGTGGGGTTTGTTGAATCTTCATCCGGCATTTTTATTATAACGTCTTATATTTTTCTAAATCTTTCATGCCCAAAATCAAGGAATAAAAAACATAAACATATATTTTTATAAACAATATATGCCCAAGAAACCTCTTAGACTCCCTTTTGTATCCGTTTGCACCCCCACCTATAATCGCCGTATTTTTATTGATACAATGTTTGAATGTTTCCGGAATCAAAATTATCCCAAAGATTTGATCGAATGGATCATCGTCGACGACGGAACCGATAAAATCCAAGATTTGGTTAATTTGTCGGGTATAAAACAAATCCGGTATTATTCCTTGGATAAACGAATCCCACTAGGTGCAAAACGGAATTATATGCATTCTTTAGCGCGCGGGTCGATCCTAGTCTATATGGACGACGACGATTATTATCCTCCTGAACGCATTTCGCATGCAGTGGAAAGATTGATGTCTTGTCCAAAGGCTCTATGCGCCGGATCAAGCGAAATGTATATTTATTATAATGATCTTGGAAAAATGTATCAATTCGGACCTTATGGACCGAATCATTCCACCGCCGGAACATTTGCTTTCAAAAAAGAGTTGTTGAAATATACGCGATACGACGATGACGCCCTATTCGCCGAAGAACGAGCGTTTCTAAAAGAATATACCGTGCCTTTTGTCCAATTGGATCCTTTGAAAACCATCTTGGTTTTTGCGCATCCTTTTAATACCATCGATAAACATATCTTCATCGAAAAACCGAATTCTTTCGTAAAAGTATCAGATAAAACCGTCGACACGTTTATTCGAAGTATGTACGAAACTGGTATTAAAGCGTTTTTTTTAGGAAATTTTTGAAAAAATTGAACGATTTACTTTAAAATATTTGCCTATACTATATGCCAAAGTCATAAAGAAAGACAATGAGAACAGGAAGATCCAGTTCCGCGTCAGATAGTGGTCGTTCTTCCAGATCTGCCAGTTCTTCTCGAAGTACGGGTCGAAGGACGACCACCAGGGCTCCCGATGTGTTTCCACCCAAGCCTCGCGTTGGTCATCCGAATCGAACGCCCAAACCCGAATTGCGCGCCAAACTATTGGCGCCGGTTTTAGCAAGAATTGGAACTCATATTGCCAATATATCCGAGGTTACTCCACAGAGTCATTATTTAGTCATGGCTGTCAATAAGAAAAATCAACCCGTCGCTTATTGTCTTAAGGCGACAGCAGTTTCTGGTAGCAGAGCCACATTTTATATGCGCGATTATAGAACGGCCGGTCATACATTAAGCGCTGGTACTTTAGAGGCTTCCCCTCTACATATTTACGCGATTACTCCCGAATTGATCGCAAATTTACAAGCCGAAGGTATGTGGTTTGTCGAAAATGAATATGATTATTAATTTCCACCCGACAATTCAAAATCTCCAAGAAACGGTTTTGTAATAATAGAATTCACCGAATCCTCCGTTAATTCGATTCTTTCTTCCAAAGAATCGATATTATAATCGCGTATTTTAGAAAAAGGTATTTCCATGGTTAAAATCGATTTATTTGAAAACGTAGAAAAATCGACATCCATCGTAGTCAAAAAGGTCGTAAGCACTTTGCGCGTTTCCGGTCTCGCCGTTTTTCTACGGTAATTCGGCTTTTTATACCTCTGTGTTATATTTTGTAGTGGAACCGATCTACCAAGCCAATCCAATTTCTCCTTTTTTGGGAGTTTTGTTACTTTTCCGTTTATACTACGGTAAATATCTTTACCTCTGGTCGCCGTAGATATTTCGCCGAATTCCAAGAATCCTGCATTTTCTCTCATTGTCTCGTATTCTTCCAGCGGATTTATTTCGGAAACATCTTTTCCCGTTTCTTCAAAAAAAGGTACGGTATGTTCTATCAATGTGTCATTAAAACACAGAGTATATAATTTATCCGTTGTTTTGAATCGGAATAATGGAGAACATGAAAACCAAGGGAGGTCGAGAACGGACACGTCAAACGCGATTTCTGTAGTTAGAGGAGAGTCGACGTAAATTAAACAAGTGCGTATAGATTCGTCTTTATGAATTCCGATCACCTCCGATACATTCTTGGGATGAGACATATCCATACAAAATCCATTTTCTTCGTCGAATTCGTCCATGTCCAATTTGCAATTCGCTAAAATGTATAATAAATAGGGTAAAAAATGGCTTTGTATCAGGGATTCGTATTTTTCTTTCAATTTATTCGTTTTTTCTTCCTTTTCATTTTTTCTGATTAATATGTCCACTTTGAAACCGTCGCCATTTTTAGTAAAAAAGAATTTATGCGAATGTTCCATAACACCAAATTCGTCAAATTCGGTAGACATCATTTCGTGAAATCGTTTGAAAAATGATGGATCTTTTATTCCCTTGATCTTGGACTTGAAATTAAATATATTAAATAAATACTCTTCTCTTTCGCCCGTTTTTACGTACATGTATAGATTTTCGTTTTTAATATTGATAGGTTCATTCAAACACGTCGATTCTTTCAGCGCGTTATTCAATTGGCTTATCCTATAATTTCGAAACACTTTTTGAATTTTTCTGGCTGCTGAATTCTGAGTTCGACGTTTTTCAGTGTTTCTTTTTAATACTCTTTGTATTTTTTTGGCCGCACTATTTTTTCTTGAACTACGACTTTCCATACTATACTATAGTGATATATTTCTCTCACCTATTCCCTGAACGGTCTTTCCCTAATCCAAACATTACATACATATTTCTCCCCTTTTGTAACCGGCATCCCTCCATGCAAAGCATAAGGATGACAACGTTTTCCGTTTTTTTCCAGAGGATGAAATAGGATCGCGCCATTTTTTGGAGGTTTGAATTCTTTATCCAGATTTGGGAACTTGGTTGCACCTCCCTCAAAATCATCCGTCAAATAAATAAGCATTGTAATCACACGCTGACCTCCGTCTTTCTGCTCAAATCGCATACAGGCTTCCGCTTGGTCACAACATGCATCGTGATGTGGATTGTAAAATCCGTGTTTTCCGTACTTCACTACTTGCATTGATTCGGCATTTTGAATCGGAAATCCTGTCATATCACATACGCGTTGTATAATTTTTCGAATGATGGGATCATCTTTATCAAGCCAAGCAGTTTGACTCTTTCTGATCGTAGTGTCCTTTCCTTCGACCGTTTCACTATCTTCGAATTTTTCTCTTGCCGTTTTCATAATATATTCGCGTTCTTTATCTGTTATAAAATTGGCGTGTTCTACCGGCATAATATATTCCGCTGATTCCTCTGCGTATCCACGACATTTATAATTAGCATAATCTCCGTCTTTTGTTTCGTCTTTTTTTAATATATATCTT